CTTTGGTTTTCGGCTGGAATCCGACTTTCGACAGATCTTCGAATGGCGCCCCAGGATTGTAACCCTCCGGGTTGCGGAAGTCACTCGGACGGGCTTCAGCTTTCCCTGCGGCTGCCGCCATCGCTGGCATACTGCCAAGGCCTCGCGTCGCACCCCCAAGGGCTACGCTTCCCCAATACTTTACCTTGTCCCAAACGTCGCCAGTGCCCGCTTTGCGGCGGAGTTCATCTTCGTCAAAGGCCTTGAGCTTGGCATTGGCGGCTTCGAGTTCCGGGCTTGTGGCATCAAACAGCCAGCCAGATTTTTTGCCATACTTCGCGGCACGGGCTTCGTTTGCAGAGGATTGCGCCGCATCCCGAGCTGCCAGCAGCGACTCCCGCGACGAGGCGGGGCCAGCTCCAGCCTGAAGCTTCGCTAACGCCGCTGCCTGCTCCGGGCTGATCTTATCCGGCATTTCAACCAGAGTGCCGTCAGGCATTGCTACTGTAGCCATCAGTGACCTCCTTGAGCCTTAAGATACTCGTCAAGCGACATGACCTTGCCAGGAGCTGTCGAGGCCGCCGGCTGGGCGTTGGGGTACGCCTGCGTTGAGGGTACAATACTAAACAGCCGGGCAGCATCAGGATACGCTTGCTGCAGATTTTTGTGAACCGTGTCAGCATACTGGATATCTTGACGAGCTCCGTCACGCAGCATACCGATAATGCGCTGACGCCCCTCAGGCGTGTTGACCATAGTCGGGAACTGCGACATAAACGCTTCGCGGTCGGCGTCGGTCATGGAGCGGCCTACGCCGGAGCTGGCAGTCAAAACCTGTGCGACCTGCTTGCCAAGCACTGCGGTGTATTCCTGCGAGTTGTTGAGCTTGCGTTGGTCGACAGGGATGCCAAGGGCATTGGCAAACTGCGCCACAGAGGTAGCAGCGTTCGCCGTTGGGCCGCTGAACGTTCCGGCCTTGTTGAGCGACTCCAAGCGATCCGCAACGGTGAGCATCTTCTGTGCATTCGCCTTGTTGTTTTGAATGTCACCGAGCTGCTTTGCCGTCTGCTCGCCGAAGGTCTTCATGAACGACTCTTCGCCCTTGTTGACGACTTGAACGTTCGGTGCCACAGTAATCTTCGGCGCGTTGTCGAGCTTCTTGAGGCCGGTAGCGGATTGCTGGTACAGATCCCCGTTGATGGTAGTCGTACCCCAGCCCGGACCTCCGTTCGGCCCGATAGGAGCCCCCTGCGGAGTGAATACCCGCCCACCAGCGTCGAGAACGACCTCGCCCGGCTGGAAGGCTTTGAGCTCGGCTTTGGGCTTGAACCCGGCTTGCCCTTGCGTAAGCATCGCGGGAATCGAAGCGGGGTCAGCGTGCGGCAGCAAGTCCTTGAGCGTGACGGATTGCTTGGCGGATTCCTTGAGGTCGTTGAGGCCGATATCACGCATCGGGCCGTAGCTGGATACGATAGCTTCAATCGCAGCCTTGCGAGGGTCGCCAGGAACAGCGGGTTGGGTAGTAACTTGCTGCGGGTTTGCGGGGTCATTGCCAACTGTCGGAGCCATGCTTGGCACTGTCACGGCAGGCTTGCCCATCCGCATGGTTTCGTAGTTAGTCAGCGCCTCTTTCAACCCGGTGTTGTAGCGACCTTGCAAGTCCTTCGTGGATTCGTCCAGTTTGTCTTGGTGATTCGACAGGAAGTACGCAGACAGCACCTTTGACAGCGCATCGACCATACCAGGCCCGACCCAGCGATTCCCAATCATCTGCCCTTGAGTAGGCTTCATGACCTGTCCGGTCATGGAGTCGATCATCGCTTGGCGACGCTTCAGCGCCGCCTGTTCGACATCGTAGTCAAATGGTAGCTGTTGTGGCATGGCAACTCCTAATAGCGTCAGTGTGGGCAGCGATTGCGTCGAGCAGGTGCAAGTGAACGGCGGTTACTTCCTGCCAAGCTTGCTTGTCAATGTGCTCAAGGTCTGCAACCCGGCCCGAATTTTCCGAAGTGTAGGCCGTGCAGTTCTTGCAGTCAAGACTCGAGCGCAAACCACGCTTGTAGGATTCAGGCAGACGGTCGCCGAGGAAGGTTAAAACCTGTTCATCAGTCCAATCTTCTATCGGATGAAAATACTCCACACCGTCAATGACTGCGCCGGAGGTGAAGGGGCCGCGAAGGCAGTCAGATTGTTTTTGCCCGCGTATTACACCGCTGTAATCCCCCTGCTTTACAAACTCCTGCATTGGGCTCCACATATTGTTAGTGCAGCATTCCCAAAAAGGTCGCAAACGTAGTGTAGGCTTCCCTTTGAGCATCATGCCAATCTGCGTAGCCTCCATAGGAACGATATCGACAGGCCAGCCCTTAGCGAGAATATCTTGTGCTTGGTTTCCAAGCACACATTTGAAGCGTGGAACGCGTTTAGCGATGACTTCCATGTAAGCAACTGTTTCAGGATATGGGTTCCCCGGATTACTCCAGACGATATCCATTTGCGGCCAGTATTCCTCCAGCAGCCACAGCACCGCTGCAGAGTCCTTGCCGGAGGAGAACTGAAAGCACACCCTTTCGTGCCGCGCGAAGAACGCTTCGATTTGAGCTTTATCCATCGAAGGCTCCTTACAGGAAATACGCAGCAGCAACTGTGGCGGCGCTTCCCATCAAACCAGAGGTTTGAGCTGCGCTTGCGGCATTGTTTTGTGCGTCGTAGTTCCCTTGCGCCATCGCAGCTTGCAGCATATCCGCACCTTGCGTCGTGGCTTGCTGCGGGACGTTTTGGAACTGCGGCAAGTTGACTTGGTTACCAGTGCGCAGCGCATTGACGATGTTGAGCGGACGGTCTTGAGCCGCGTACTGCTCTTGGATACCTTGCTGGCGCGCGGTCAAGCCGGTTTGGATACCTTGGAGCGCCGCGTTGGTGTACAGATCGTTTTCCTTCTGCCCCTGCGTCAGCATCGCATTTTTGTAAGCCTCAGAACCTTCCATCAGCCCTTGATTGGCCAAGCGTGTGCGCAGGCTCTCGCGATCACGGTCGATTTGCGGAGCAAGACGAGACATAACTGCGTCCTGCACGGACTGACCTTGAATCGGGGATTGTGCAAGTTTACCTTCGTCCAACTTTCCGCCCGACGAAAGGGCTTGGTCTACATACCCAAGCCCCTTGCCAGAAATGTTAAGCAGTCCTGTGGACAGATTGTCTGTTTGCGTGAGCTTAGCTTGCTCCGCTGGGGACAGTGTCTGCGTAACAGACCACCCGTTATCAGGGTCAGTTCCGGTATGGGAGTACTGCCAAGACCCATAAGGTGTGTAAGTGTCTACACGATTGGCAGCGGCGGCAGCTCGTGCGGTCTCGAGGTTTCCTGCAGCAGTAGCTTGCGCCGCACCTGCGTAGTCCGGGGCTGGTGGGGAACTTCCCTTGCCCCCACCTTCCAGCGACAACAACTTACCGTAAGGGCGTCCGGTCAAAGTGCGAAATGCCCGCGCCGGAAGCAGGCCGTCAGCATCATAAACGTTGCTCATAGCTTAACCTTTTGAATGTTTTTGCCGGAATCGAAGCCAGCGGCAGTCTTCTGCTCGCATAACATACACGATCCCATCACCGTCAAGGAAATAGTCTTTCAGCACCGTCTCGCGCTTCCAGCCCAAATGTTCATTTGTTTCTTGCGCACGGGCGTTGGCGGACGACACCAAGCCTGTGACACGTTTGCAGCCAAGTTGGTTGAACGGATAGTCAAAGATTGCCCAGAGCCACTCCCGCGAAACTTTGCGCGGGTTGTCGACTCGTGAGTGCATGGCGATTGACGCGCCGGTGAAGCTGTCATACATGATGCCGGCGACGAGTTCGCCATCCCGCATCCAGCCAATGGCACGGCACAAAGGAGTCCAAGTCCCCTGCGCTTTTTCCGTGACCCACCGACCGACAGCTTCCCCGACAACAATCATAGCACTCCGCCTTTCTGATAGACAAAGTCCGTTGAACTCCAACCGACTCTAACATCCTTTGCCGCGACACGCAAGCGTAAAGCAGCGCAGAACCCCTCCTTGTTGAAGACTGTTCGCCAGTCCTTTTGCGCGGAGTATTCAGCCCCCCAAAGCGCCTGATCCCATTGTGCGGCATCCCAATTGAAGTTCAGCGGAGAAGTCACACCCACAGCACCACTGGTGGCGGTGTCTTCGAAGTCAACGTCGACGCCGAGGTCGATACTCACATCGCCATTGGTACGGATGATTGGGCGGAACAGCTTGAAATGCTTGCCGATTGGCGAACCGAAGTAGTTGAAAGCGGTCTTCGCTTTAGCGGTGATGTTCGCTCCGAAGTCGTTGTTGCCGGAAAGGGCTTTAGCCACAAAGCCGTTGCCGCCGAAGTAAAGCTGCTCTCCCCAGACCTCCCAGCAGAAGGCATTCCACCCTGTGAACAGTGCCCACGAGTTCGTGATCGTGTTCATGACAAGCTGGTTGGAGGAATACCCTTCCTGCGTCGGGACGTTGACCAGCAGGATGTTTTCCGTAGCGAACACTTCACCAGTCCAGCCATAGTTCGCGCCGTAGGTTCCAGCGGATTGGCTGAAAATCAAGTCGATCTTGTTGGACACGGCGGAGCTGCGGTTGAGGGTAGCGGACAGGAAAGCTTTTGACAGCGGGAACAAGCCGATCTGGGTGATCAGCAGTACATCCCCACCGTACTTGATGAAGCAACGCTTGCCTACAGGCTCGCCGATGAAATATACACCGACAAGCTGGAAATCAGTCGAGGAGGTCGGGTCAGTTCCTTTGTAAACCGCCGCTTCGCCTTCGGAAGTAATGAACACAGCGTAGTCATCTGTACCGTTGCCGCCGTCAATCGTCCAGGAGGCCATCGCAACGAGGTGCCCACCAAAGCGGAAGAGCTGCCCGAGCGGAAACTCCGTCGCGGCTCCTGCAATAAGGTTGACTGGCAGGTACCACGCCGACATCGAGTTTTTCTGCACAAACCAAACTCGACGCTTGAAGATATTGATGTTGTCGAATTCAGTGGTAGCAATGCCAGTGATTGCGGGGGTTGTGGTGCTGTCGATGTCTTGCCAAGCTGTACCGTTGTAGGCTTGGAGCTTATCAACACCGTTGACTGCGAGGAGATAAGAAGCCCCGGCGACAGTGAAGTGCGCGTGACGGAAGCGGCCGCTGGACAGCGACTTAATCGGCGCGCCGACAGCTCCTGTGGAGGAAACATCGTAAAGCGCTGTTGGCGTTGCCGCGAACATCTTTTGAGCTGTCGGCGAGCTGTAAGCCATCAAGGACTCAACCTGGCCTCCGATCCCAGTGGCGTGGTTTGCAGCGCCTTTCCGTACTGTCACATCCGCCGTCCCTGGCCACCAGTTTTCCAGCCAGACGGCGTCTGAGGGCTTCATCGCAGCTTCCGGGTCGCGAGCATTCCAGCCGCCGATAGGAGCGGGGCTGGAAGCCGTGAGGCTCGAACGAACCCCGCGAGTTGCGCGCTTGAGGATTGGCTCACGCATTATGGAAGGCTCCAGTTACCGGACGGGACGAAAATGCCGGGCTTGAACTGATCGCCGCCACCGTCCATTGACAGGGCAGGCTTCGTCCCATCTCGGCCCTTGGCGTTGTTGACGAGTTCTTCATAGCGACGGAACTCTTCCGCATAGTCCAAGCCCTTTTCGTACTTCCACTTCCAGCGCAGGCCTGCAAGAAACAGAGTGTCGTCGAGGAGGAAGGTGTCGTCGTCGGCTGACGGGTAGCCCTTGTAAGTCGTACCGTCAACTGCGAGGATGCAGTATTTCGAGGCGTACTCGAATGCGCAAGTGTGCCCAGCAGCGGCTGGGGGGTTGAAGAGCAGCCTTCCACGAACGATTCGATACTTGTAAAACGGCCCAGCATTGGGCAGGGTTTTCAGGGCCTGCCACTTCGCCGCGACGATTGGGCCGAAGATTGGCAGCCGCAGTGTGCGATTGAAAATTGTTTCCTGCAATACCCACTTAAACCCATTCGGGGCAAGGGTTGCGACAGCTCCCTGATCTTCCGCTGCAGTCGTGACAAACGTCGCCTCTTGCGTCAGCGCCGTCCAGTCCTTCTCCATCAACTCCTCAATTACTTCGTTGAGAAGGGATAGGAGTTGGAGAACCTGCGGATCGGTGCTACCGATAACGTAAGTTGGCTTGGGGATGCCGGTTCGAGTTGTAAACTCTTGAATCAGTTCCAGCAGGTTCATGAGGACTCCTTACAGCTTCTTTGGCCCTGCCTTTTCCACAGCCTCGAGTCTTGCGGCGAGGTCGCGGAGCTGGGCTTCAAGGGAATCATTACGGGATTTGAGATCAGCGTTCTCGGCTTTGAGCGCTGCGAGGGTTTCAGCCTGTTTACCAGTGCTGGAGGCGGAGGCCAGCCATTCCACTGCACGGGCTTTGAGGGCTCGTCCGCCCATACCGAGGCGGTTGATGGTTTCTTCATTAGCCGCTGCAAGGTCTTCAACTGTCCGCACACGAACATCAAGGAGGGCTTTGACTTGGGCAGGGCTCGCCGCCGGCCAGTTACGCACATCAGTGCCGTTGACTGCGGGTTCATGACCTTCCTGCCAATCCTTGAAGGCGGATTTGAAGGCGCGGAGCCACTCTCCAGGAAAGCGATCTTCGCGAGATTGCTGCTCGAGCTGGGCGAACCATTCTTCCGCTACACGCTCAATGCGATCTTTTGACCCTTGCGGAGTGATAATGGCGTATGCCACATCCTTGGCGACAAAGCGGCCTTCAGTGATTGTTGCTTCGCGGTCTTCGACAGCGCGAAGTTCAAAGGTAACATACGGCGGACGGGCTTCAGCAATAGCGACCATGATAATTCCCCACAGAAAGTTGACAGATTATTAGTATCTCCCCAAAAAACCCCAGGGCCGAAGCCCTGAGGAAGCACCGTGGGGAACGGCAAACTTTAGGTAATCGCGCCCTGTGCAAACGGACGGTTCAGGTGCGCTACGTTGTAGAACACAGTGCCGTTGTTGTAGGTTGCGGTCACGCTGCCGGCGACGGCAGCGGTGGTTGCGGCGGACAAGGTGACGAAGCGCCCGGAGGCGTCGATAGAACTGACGGTCGTACCGGCGGCGATGCCAGTACCAGACAGGTAGGCTCCGACGAACCAACCGTCGCTGTTCGGAACCTGCAACACCGTCGCACCGCTTTGGGCAGTACAGTTCGCTTTGACAACGGTCGTCGCACCGGCTGCCAGAATACGAGCGTTCAGCACTTGCTTGCCGGCACTGTTCGCACCGCCTTGGCCTGCGGCTGCAATGCCGAAAGTCGTGTCGGCGGCGACGGAGGCTTGACAGTTCACCGGCGTAATGCCAGAAATCTGGAACCAAGCATACTGCCCGGAAGTCAACGCCAGCGTTGCAACTGCCAGCATACGACCTAGGTTAGCCGTGTTCGGGACTTCCGTCGCGTCGAAACGCCAGCTGTTCAAAGTCGAATCGAACACCGGAGTCAGAACGCAAAGGCCGAAGGCACGGATGGAACCGGCTGCACGGGCGTAGATAAACTCGCCAGTCCCCCACCAGTTATCAACAGCGGTTAGAAAGTTCCCCGGCTGGATACGGGGAGTGGTGTCGGCAACAAGACCAGCGAACTGGATTTGCGGAACGCCGACGACTGCATCAACGGGAGCAAACATTTGAAATCTCCTTCAAAAATTAAACTTGGACGAAACACCCACAGATTACGCCGGGGTAATCCCCCGGCATTTTCCGTTACGGCTTGAGCACACCTTGCAAGCTGCGGTTCGAGCACACGAGGTTACCCATCCACAGAATCGGCACAACAGCCGCGTCCTGATTGTAGGGCTTCATTTCGTCCATGATGGCGAGGTCGGCGTCCTGATGCACCACCAGCTCGATGTAGTCGGTGTTGGTGAAATACATCCGGTTGACAGGGATGCCGCTGCCGCCGTCGAAAATCACATCGGCCTTCTTGTATTTCAGGCTTACAAAGCCGCCGGACGCGCTGTCGCTGCTGGTGTAGCGCTTGAGCGAGACCTGCGATTGCTCGTAGAAGGTGAAGTAGTTGTTGTCAGCCACAATCAGGTCGGGCTGGTCGTCACCGCGAACCTGGGCAAGCCACAGCGGAAGCATGAGGCTTTCGATGGTGGTTGCCGAAGGGGTGATTGCGCCGCCGCCCTGGATTGGAGCGGCTGCGGACTGAACTTGGTTACGCCAGAACGCCCAAGCGGACGAGTCGATACCACCAACGGTACCTGTACCGGTGTCCGAGATCAGGGCTTGGATGCCGTTGATCTGGTTCGGCAAGGTGCCATCGCTGTACAGGTCGGCCGAGAAGTTGTTCTTGAACGTGCGGATCGCGTTCTTCATCCGAGCCTTGACCAGGTTGATGATGCGCGAGTCGCCGCTGTTCGTACGCAACTCCAAGCCGGAGGCCACGACGTTGATTGCGATTTGACGCCACTGATATTCAGCCGCGCTGATCACATCCGAAGCACCGACGTTCAGGACATCGTAACCGCTGTAACGCTGGTAAGTCCCGTTGTTGGCGTAGTCGAGCGGAGCGGCAATGGTCAGACCGCCATCTTCTTTGCGGGTCTGCTTCTTGTCCATGATACGCCCCAGCAGGGCGTTGTTTTTCGAGACGTTGTCCTTGATTTCCTTCGCGTGCTTGCGGAAGGTGGTGGAGACAAGCTCGGTAAAGACGGTATTGGGAGACGGCATTTTGATAACTCCTCAAAAGGTTTCAATCAGCTCCGACCGCGGATGCTGGCCAGAGTTTCGTTTAAGGTGTCGTCCATGCTTCCGAGCGGAGTCGTCGCACTCCCACTTTTCGCTTTTGTCCGAACATTTGCGGCGGTCGCTTTTCGAGCAGCTTCGGCTTTCTCGGCAGCAGCTTTACGCTCGGCTTCGGCTTTTTCCGCTTGTTGGCGGGTCAACTCCTTAGCACGCACTGCCGGGTTCATCCAGATAGCCTTCTCGTAAGCGGCCTCCACGGTTTTTTCTGCCCCTGTCCGCAGGAGGTGCGCGATGTCGTTCGCGAGTTCCTCGAAGTAGACGTTTTTGGGATCACTTGCAAACGCAGCCACATGGCGCTCGATTTCAGACCGTTTGGCCTCCGTCTGTGCACGCTGTGATTGCGACATTTGGGATTGTAATTGCTGGAGCTGTTTTTGCAAGTCCGCAACTTGCGGATCGACATACGCAGCACCTTCGAGATTCAGGTTACGAAGGTCGATCTGGTAGTCCTTGGCAACTTGCTGCATCAACGCCAGTTTCTGCTCCGGTGTGCCGAAGGCCAGGGTGTACTGTGCTTGCATCATGTCCGCGACTTGCGCTGCGGGCTGAATGTTGTACTGCTGCAGGACAGGGAGGTAGGGGTCGAGAACCTGCTTCAGCGAATTGCCGAAAGCTGCGGCTTCCTTGTAACCTTCTATACCCTTGAAGATGTCTTCTTCGCGTTTCAGAATTTCTTGCTGCACGACTGGCGGCAGCTTGGCAAACTCGGCCGCGGCTTCTCCTCGCCAAGTCCGGAGCCTTCCTTGCTCGTTGAACAAGTGCTTGTGAGTTTCAGGTGGCTGGAAGGCGACGGCGTTAGGGTCGGTGGAAGTGGCTGCGGGGTCTCCTGTTCCGTCCCCATCCCCCAGGCCAGTACCTGCCCCATCAGAAGCGATAGCAGGATCACCACCACCAGTACCAGTATCCAGGTTAGTATCTCCAGCATCACCGCCACTCCCAGTGTCCTCGCCAAAACCCAAACCGTCACTGATCTCAGCGACAGCACCGCTCATGTCAAACTCATTTTCCCCAGGCATTTTGCTACTCCTTGTTAAACTGCCAGTCGTTCCACTGACACATCAAGCCCGCTTTCGATTTCGCGTCCGAGCTGTTCACGCTTAGCCGATGGCATCTGTTCGACGATGCTTACGGCGGTTTCTGCAAAGCGTTCGGCCAGGGCCTCATCTGCCGCAGCTGCATTTCGTTTTGCCTGTTCGGTTTCCCCCGGCTCCAGCACTCGACAGCCGTGGCGCGCAAGGTTCTCTTCATGCGCGCGGCGACCTTCGATCCACTGACCAGTCACAGGACAAGAGTACCCAGCGTAGTCACCACGCACAACCGGGGCCGAGAGCTGCTTTACAGCAACTTGCCCGCATTCGCAGGTCTGCGGTTTGTCATAATCCGCGAGCCGCAGGTAGCGATCAAACCGCTTTCCACAAGAACATTTGTATTCGTACACTGGCATAATAATCCCCACGTATTACGCAGAAGTAACGCCGGTGGGTTTCGGCATCATCGCGGCTGCCATCTTTTGAGCATGCTGCGCCGCTGCGAGCTGAGCCTTCCGAGCGAGTTCCTGCATTTTGAAGTTATGCTCCTCGCGTTTGAACTGCGCTTCCATTGCGAGGGTTTCCTGTTTCATCTGCTCTTGCGAGAGCGCGCTTTGCGCCTTTGCGGCAATGACCTCTGGAGGCTCGCCAGCGGGCTTTGCCGGCTCTTCCGGCTTCGGCGGGGCTGGCGGCTGCATGGTTTTGATCAAGTCCTCGACATCTGCCCCGAAACGGAAGCGGCGGATGATGCCCAAAAGCATAGCCTTGGCTGCTTCAAACGGTATAACACCTTGCTCAACCGCCGGGGCAACGCCATTAAGGAACTGCGCCATTGCGTTCATCAACTCTGACATGTCCTGTTTATCTTCAGTAGCTTCGGCATCAACAGTCGAATTCGTTTCGATGTCGATTCGATAGGCTCGCTGGAGGTCGTCGCGGAGGAGTGCGAGTAACTGCTCGAAAGTCGGTTGTTGAAGGACAGCCACGACTTCCTGTGGAGGTTGCTGGCCGTTCGCCGCGGCTTGTTGGGCAATAGCCTGGGCCTGAGCTTGTTCAGCTTGCTGCGGGAACGGAAGGCCTGTCATGGCCTTGAGTGTTTCCGGCGAAAGCTTTGTCACCGCGATTTCCGCCATGATCCGCAGGCAGTCCCGCGAGTACCGCATGACTTCTTTTTGAGACTTCTTTAGTCGCAGCGTACCCCACTGGTTTTTGATCTGCTGCGCTCCGAGGGTTTCGGAGGCGACAGTCGAACCGCGCATGATGTCGGCGATGCCAGTGATTTCGTAGATGACCTGCTTTACCTGCTGTCGCTGGGTGTAGAGCTGTTGCAGCACGCTGATCAGCTTCTCGATCGGCATCAGGAAGATAGCCTTTTCGAGGGTCTGGCCTTGTTGGAGGGCGGCGACGTTTTCTGCTGGGACAAGGACGTTGTCGTCAGCGGTCATAACCTTGTCCAAGCCTTCAACGGTCGAGTCGTAGAACCCGCGAACCTTGAGCGCAGCGATCAGTTTGTTAATGCGAACCGTTACGCGGTTGAGTTCCTTCGCCTGCTCTTCGTAGAACGAATACAAGGCCACTGGCGTCAGCGAGCTAATCCTGTTGAGGAAAGCCAGCGGTCGTGGGCATGGGAAAAACCCCGACAGCCCGAGGGGATCGTCAACTTCCTTAAGCGTGCCGGCTTTGAAACCTTCCGACACAAAAATGACTCGGCGGTTCGTCTTGTCCCAGATTTCGTAGACCCAAGCACCTTTCGTCGAAGTTTCGGCAGAGCCTTTGGGCTCGGAGTCATCATCAGTTGAAGCTTCGATGTCACCAAGCTCGCACTTGGCAGCGGTTTCCGCGCCGAAGTTCTTTTCCAGCTCCGCTTTCGTCATCGGCCACTCAAAGGCTACCCACGGAACGTCTTTCCACTTCGTCGCGTAGCCATGGAGAAAGCGATTCCACGCCACAGCCTCGCCGCAGACAAGTTCGCCTTCGACTTTTTCGTAAGGTTCAGGGGCTTCGCCCTCGGCGGTTTCGTGTTCGGGGCTGCCGTCCGGGCCAGGGCCTTCGACAGGTTCCTGCTCAACCTCCGCAATGGTTGCGTCGTACTTGAATCGTGTCACGCCACGGCCAGGGACAAGGGCCTCCAACACCGCCGACTGCATCAAATCGTCGAATGACGGATAGTCCCTCATGTCAGTGTCGAGGAGGAATTCAAGGGTACGCTGAACGAGCAGCGAAGCCGACTTCCCGAGAGGGTCGGCGTCCTTGAAGCGGCGCTGAACTACTGGCCGTGGAACGGAGTTGTAAAGCGCCGGGGCGAGTGTTTCCGTGTTGCTGAAGAGGATATTGAATTGATATTCCTCTTTCTTTTCGGCCTCGTAAAGCTGGTTAACCTTCCGCCCAAACTCACGGAAGTCTTTTTCGCGCTTGCGGGCGTCAGCAATCTCTGTCAGCCAACTCTGTGCAAGGGA